AACAAGGCATACCATACGAAACACCAGAATTTCACATTAGATGGATTGAGTCAATATTAGAAGCAATAGAAAAAGGTGAACAGCAAATGATATTGTCACCGCCACGACATGGTAAAACAGATTTGCTTATACATTTCGTTGTATGGCTTATATGTAAAACACCTAACATAAGAATTTTGTGGGTAGGTGGTAATGAAGATATTGCTAAGAACTCTTGTAGTTCTGTTATGGATCAATTAGAAAATAACGAATTATTAATAGAAGAAATATGTGGACCAGGACCTAAATTTAAACCACAAAACAGAAGTGGTAAAGCGTGGTCATCTACAGAGTTTACTGTAGGTACTAGAACAGTTACAGGTATTAAATCACCTACAATGGTAGGCATTGGTCGTGGTGGTAAGATACTGTCAAGAGACTGCGATATTATTATTGCTGACGACATTGAAGACCACAGTTCTACTATGCAACCTGCGTCAAGAGAAAACACAAGAAACTGGTGGACTACAACATTATCAAGTCGTAAAGAGGAACACACTGCAATGGTAGTTATAGGTTCAAGACAACACTATGACGATTTATATTCTCACCTTTTAGAAAACGAATCTTGGGTAACTACAGTAGAAGAAGCACACGATACAAGTTGTAACTTACCTGATTGGAACGAAGAAGAACATGAAGATTGTATGTTGTGGAAAGGTAAGAGAACTTACAAGTGGTTAATGGACAGAAAAAGAGCAGCAGAGACTACAGGTGGTAGAGCAATATACGAAATGGTTTATCTTAATGTAGCTATGCCAGATGGTCTTGCTTTGTTTGACAGAGCAGAAATAGAAGCATGTAGAGACCAAAAAAGAGACATAGGACAGATACCACCAGGTACAAGACTTATTGCAGGATTAGACCCTGCGTCTACAGGTTATCAAGCTGCATTTTTGTGGGCATACAATATGGATGCAAACAAATTGTATATGGTAGATATGAACAATAGTTTAGGTGGAGGTATACCACAAGCATTAGCTGTAATTAAAGAATGGTGGAGTAAATATAATTTATCACATTGGGTTATTGAAGAGAATGGTTTTCAAAAAGCTATACGACAAGACAAAAGCATAAGAGAGTTTGCATCAACACATGGTATATTTTTAGAAGGTCACGAAACATATAAAAATAAATTTGACCCAGTTTATGGTGTAACAGCTATGAGACCTATGTACCAAGAAGAAATAATTTCTTTGCCATATCTTAGCTTTGAAGCCCAAGAGAAGGTAAACTTATATACAAGTCAGTTAGTATATTTTAGTTCTGCTAAAAATAAGAGCAAAAGTATTGGAACAAAAACTGACATAGTTATGGCAAGTTGGTTTCCAATGAGAGCTATAAGAAGAATGCAAAAAGAAAAGTTTGCAGAATTAGGATATGAATATAGTCCTAGCTTTACTGGTTATGAATCTAGTAACATGGACTTAGATAACTGGAGATAAATGGTTTTAGATAACGACAAAATTTACGATAGGATTGATTACTTAAGGTCAGTCAACAATGACCAACTTGTAGATAGGTCAAGAATTAGAGACATTATGAATGGTGGCGAAGCTGCTGTTCGTGCATTGCTAGGTGATGCTATGAATGTAGAATATCACGAACTACCTGCACCTAATATGTTTTTAACTGCACTAGAAAGATTTGCACAAAAATTAGGAAGAAGTCCTGATTTAAAAATAGATATTATAAACGACAAAGATTCTGAAAGAGCAAAAAAGAAATCTGAAAAATTAGAACGCATAGTTATGGCGTATGACAAATACCAAAAACTACACATGCAATTACCACAAGTTGGTAGATGGTTGCCAGGTTATGGTTTTGTTGTATGGGTTATAAAACACAGAAGAGATAAAGATGGTAACCCATATCCTTATGCAGAACTAAGAGACCCATTTACATGTTATCCAGGATATTTTGGTAATGACCAACAACCAACAGAAATGGCAATTATTACTAGAGTTCCACACAAAGTATTAGCAGACCAATATCCAGAAGCAAAAAATATAATAATGGCAACAGGCGAAGAAGAAACATCACCATATTCTGTTTTATATAATTCGTCAGACAGAATGAGTAGTTGGGCTAATTCAACAGGACATGGAAAAGTTGTAGTAGAGTATATGACTTCAGAAGGTACTTATGTGTATTTACCAGAAAACAAAAAAACTATTGACTATATGGAAAATCCATTAAAATCAGGACCATGTTTTGTTGTTGCTAAAAGATATTCATTTGACCAAATGCAATCACAGTTTCAACACATTACAGGTCTTATGGCTAACATGGCAAAAATTAATATTCTTGGAACTATTGCTATGGAAGATGCAGTATTTACAGAAACAAACATTGTAGGTGAAATAGAATCAGGGAAATATCGTAAAGGTAGATTTGCTGTAAACTATTTAGCACCTGGCTCACAAGTGTCTAAGCCAGTCAATAATTTACCTTATCAATTATTTCAACAAGTAGATAGACTTGAAAGACACTTAAGGCTTGGTGCTGCTTATCCAGTATCTGATGATGGACAATCGCCTAATAGTTTTGTTACAGGTAGAGGATTAGAAGAACTTGGACAATCTGCGTCATTGCATGTTAGAGAATATCAACAAGTATTAGCTGAAGCTATAGAAGAATTAGATGCTAAAAGATTAGAGTATGATGAATCAATGTTTAGCAATACAAGAAAACCTATTGCAGGTTATCACAAAGGCACTGCTTACAAAGAATCATACACACCAAGTTCAGATATAAAAGAATTTTATACAACTAGAAGAGTCTATGGTGTTATGGCAGGGTTTGATGAACCACAAAAAATTATTACAGGTTTGCAATTAAAACAACAAGGTATTATTGATACACAGACACTACAAGAAAACATGGATGGTTTAGATAATATAACAAAGATACAACAACGAATAAGTTCTGAAAAAGCAGAAACAGTATTGTTTGAATCTTTAATGGCACAAGCTGCACAAGGAGACCCTAAAGCAACTATGGCAGCTATTGAAATTAGAAAAAATCCACAGAACATGTCAAGTATATTAGATAAATACTTTACACCAGAAGAACCAGAAATGACAGAACAAGAATTAGCATTAGCAGGTCAACAAGGTTTACCAGAAATACCTGCACAAGAACCAGATATTGCTACAGTATTAGCAGGACTTGCAGGAGCACCAGGACCAGGAGGACCAGGAATACCAGGAGGACCAGTATTACCAGGAGGACCAGTTGCCTAATATAAATAAAGAATTTTTTGATATTATAAATCAAGAAGATTGGGATATAGATATTACAGAAGAAGAGATACAACCATTTGATGGTATTCTTCCACTAGGAGATATTGTTTTTCCAACACCAATTCCTGGTATATGGATTAATTTAAATTTAGGATTTGAGATAGAAAGACCAGAGGATTTTGATGGTAAGGAAATCTAGTAGTTTAAAAAAGAATACTGATTTAAAAGTAGATGGTGCGTATGCTGATATAGTTGCTCCTCCAAGAAAAGAAGGAGACCCAACAGGGCAAAGCACAGCATTAACAAATCAAGCAGATGCAATAAGTCCAGTTGCACAAGAAGCTGTTGATACAGGTGGTATGTTAAATTATCAACCACAAGATATATTTAGACCTGCAGAAAATGAATTAGAAACAGGTTTATCAGATACTAACTCACAACAAGTAGTGCAAACAGACCCAAACACAAATACACAAATATTAATTGATATGATTAAGGAACAATCTAACATAGCAAAACTGAGGTTTTAATGTTTGAACTTTGGCAAACTTGGAACTCTGACTGGACCAAAAAACATGAAGAAGGTCTAGCATACAATAAACAAAAAGACGCAGTAGCTAACACTACAGATGTAAGCTCAGTAGCAAATCAATTTAATATTTTAAAAGATTACACACCTTACGAATCAGATTCAGTTGTTGCTGCTGCTGCACAAATAGGTGTAACACCTAATCAATATTATGAAATTTATAAACAATCAAATACTTTGTACAAAAAAAATCCAGATGGAAATTCTATTTTAGATAAAGCTAGAAATTGGATGGAAGAAAACAAAGCTGAAATAATGTTAGGGTTACTTGATGGTATGTATAAAACAACTATGCCTGATAAAAGAGCAATGAAAGGTATAAAAGAATTTTTCTTTGTTGGTGTAGATGCTGTGGCACAAATAGTTGATAGAAGTTTATCTAATTTTGCTATTGCTATGGCATCTTATGAAGATGAAATATACAGAAGAAAAGGTGAAAGTAGAGAAGCAAATATAGAGTTTGAACAAAAAGGATTTAATAAAAATCAAAGAGAGTTTAGACATAAACTTGTACAAGCAGAAGCATTTATTAGAGCTGCTGCAGGTTATGGTGTAGAACGATTAATGGTTACTGGAAACAAATTAGATAATATATTTTTGCCAGAAAAATATGAAGTAGACCCTTATGCTAAAACACCTTTTACAGATAGAGCTAATGCGTACTTAATGGCTAGAGGTGCAGTAGATGAAAATGGTGTACCACTTATGCAACAAACAGATGCTATGGCTCTTTACAGTGCTTTAAAACTAGAAGCTATGGATGATATTGCACAAATGAAAAGACAAGGTAAAGATGTAAATACACAAGATTACATGGATGCTATAGCAACTGCTTTTGTAGATGAAGCTATAGGAGACTACGAAAGTGGTGCAGGTTTTATGGAATGGTTTAATTTTTCTGATGCAGTAGTTGAAAACAGAATTAGAAATGAAATGCTAGAAGAGTTTCAAATAAGCACTAATGCAGGAGACTTTGCATCTTATTTAATTACAGGCAATATGCCAGGTAGATACTCACCAGAAAATGTTTATTACGAAGATACACAAAAAGAATATGATGACAAAATACTTGCTACAGAAATGGCGTTTAGAGATGGAAGAATTACTGTAGACCAAAAAAATGAATACATAAATAATTTAGAACAACAAAAAGATGACGCACTAAACGATATAGCATTTGAACCTAATAAAGGTGTATCAGGTGTATTAGGTGGTTTACTAAATGTTTATAAGTATTACTGGACTGACCCATTTATTCTATACTCTAAAGGATTGGGATTAGGTGGTAGAATAGCAGATGATGCTGCTGATGTGTTTGCTAGTGCTCAAAAAAGAATTAAACAATTTATAGATGAAGGTGGAGGAGATGAAAAAGCCTTTTGGGCTCAACCAGAAAATGATGAAGTATTAGATGGTATAGCTGATTTAGTAGTAGCTGTAAATAATAAAGAAGGCTCTACAGCATTATTAGATTATGTTAATTTAGGAGTAAATGTTAAGTTTGCTGCTAAATTAGCAGATGCAACTGATGCAGGAACAGTTAAACAATATTTAGTAGATGGCATAGATAAAGGTTATTTATCAGATATGGTGTATGGAACACAGTCTATAGGTAATGCAGGTCAATACAGAATACAATCTAAAGTTTTAAACAGTAACTTTTTAAAAGGATTAGCAGACGCTGATGTTGATGATGGTGTTACTGCACTAGGTTGNAGAGGTGGCAGTAGAAAATCTAGTAGCTTATTCCAAAATATAAAAGAATTATTTAATGGTACTGATGTTAGGTTAGCTGTAACAGGAGAAATAGATTTAAACAATATAAACGAAGCAGCTACATTATTTGCAAGAATGGGTAATTTGCTTAAAGTACCTGAAACTCGTTTAAACAAGTTGTTAACAGATTTTTATTCAGCAGTAAACGAAGGTCGTTATTTTGCTGCTCAAGAAATATATTGGGATGGTCTTATTAGAGGTGAAGGTGCATTGCAAATGAAATATTTGTATGGGTTTAGTGATATGGAGATTGCAGAGATGTTTGGAGCAATGGGTCAAAAACATAGAATGTACACAGACCAAACTGCAAGTTTTATGAATCCATCTAAAAACCCTAGGTTTTATGACCCAGATGAAATACATATTTTTGCTAAACGACAAGCAGCAGGACAATTTAAAGGTGATATACCACAAGAATTTTTAAAACAAACTTTAGAGTTATTTTCTGATTTTAAAATGAATACATTAGAAATACCTGACTTAATTACTTTAATAAAAGCTACAACACAAAAAAGAAGATTAAGAGCAAAAGTATTAATAGAAAAAGAAGGTATTGATAAAGTATTTGATACTGCTAGAAAAGCATTTGATGATGGTAAGTCTGGAACATTTTGGGATGCAGATACACCATTAGGAAAAATAGTAAGTGAAGTAATGGATGAAGTTGCAGACCCAAGTGCTTTATTTACAAAAACAGAAAGTACTTTATCTGCTATAGAAAAAGGTGTGTTTGGTGGTGTAAGAAGTGTATTTTATCCACTACAGTTGTTATTTAGATTGTCTTACCCTGCAAAACTAGCATTAGAAGGTAACATGCGTGTTGCTATATTTGGTGCTAGGTCTATATTTAGAAGCCCTATAGGTTTCTTTAGACACATGCTTAATGACCCAGATGGTAACTTAGCAAGAATATTTAACATAGATGTTACAACAAGTTTGCAAGGACCATTTGTTAAAAGAAGACCAAAAGAATTTGGTGGTAGTCTTGCAACATTAAATGACAAGTTGCCATTATCTGTTAGAAGATTTTTAGGTGTATTTACAGACAATTCAGATTATGGGTTCTCAGAATTAGGACAAGCTACATCTGCATCACCTATGTGGACATTTAGAAGAAACAGAGGACAAAGTTCACAGTATGAATTAGTTAATAAAAGAGGTCAAACAGATGTACCTGTAGATGATGGAGTGCAAGATTTTGTATTAGATGATGCTTATGTAGATAGCTTTTCAGAATTTATGTTTAAATACATAGATGATGACATGGCAGCAATTACAGCAGGATTGATACTTAAAGGTTATTCAGTAGAAGATATTGCATTGTATTATCAAAAAACACCTGCAGTAAGACAACTTATTGAAGATGGTAACAAAATGATGCAGAATAGAAATATTTATAAAGGTGGAACAATACCTATAGTAAGTAAAACAGAAGATTTTGCAGATTTAGCTAGGCACTATAAACAACTTATAGATAACTACACAGGACAACATCAAGAGTTTATTGAAATTATTGCTACAGGTAGAGTTAATTCCCATGATTTAAGAAGTATAGAATCAACAACAGACAAAGCGTATGACGCATACTATGCTTATGTAAAACCAAAAGTAGTTAAGTATCAAGATGATTTACCTAATCAAATACCTAGAGCAATAAAAGAAGAAGATACAGGAACAAAGTTTCAAAACTTTATGGATGCTTTGTTTTATGCTACAGCACAAGTTGAAGCAGATTTAATTAGAATACCATTCATAAGACAAGCATACGACCATTTTGTAGAGGCAGGTATACCATTTATGACACCTGCAGCATTAGCTAAAGCACTAAAAAACCACAATGATAATCTAATACCAATTAATTTAAGTGATGACATAATGGATTTAGTAAGAGCAGAATATGACAAAGTAAAAAACATAGCAGCAGATATATCAGTTACAGAAAAAACTGTGCCAGTTAAAATATTTGAAAACAAAGTAGATGGCGTTGTAGATAGTTATTCTTTAATTGCATACTCAGCAGATGGTCAATTAACTGTTACTTCGTTAAAGAACCTTAGCAAATCAAATGATTCTATTACATTAAATTTAAACATTTATGATGCAGAACTTAAAGTATTTAAAAAACAATCTGTTGTTGCTGAGTACAGACTAGGTGATGATGGAGATAAAATTGGTGTATACAATCTAAAATTAAATGCTAATGAAACTATTGTAGATGGTGTATTAACTGATTTCCAAAAAACAAGTTTAACTAATCAATTAAGTAAAGCATTAGATTCGCAAACAAATGTAGATGCTTTGATAGATGAAGCATTAGAATATTTAGTTGATACACAATCATTAACTACAGTGCTAGATAAAGCCACCTTGTTTAAACTACTAGGACTAGATAATTACAATCACAACTTACAAGGATATGCTTATAGATTAAGAAAAGGAAAAGTTAAAAATGTAGATGGTAAGTATGATGTAGGACCTGCAACATTAAACAGAGTTATTGGTAAAAAAAGTGCAAGAAAAATATTAACTAAAAAATCAGATGTAGAAGATGCAATAGATAAGTCTTATAAATGGATTAAAAATAATCCTGATGGATGGAGTTTAGATTTAGGAAGAACAAAATATAATAGAGTTCCTGGATTTTACCTATCAGTTTATGGAACAAAAGGTATTGTAATTCCAAAAGATGATTTAACAAGAGAAGTTTTAGAAAAATTTATTAAAGATAATAAAAAATTTCTAAAAAAAGAAGACCATGTATTAGGTGGATGGGTAGATGATGATGGTATGTTGCATTTAGATGTATCTATAAGGATTAGAAGAGGTGTAGCTGCTAACGCAGAAACTGGAAAAGATGAAGCATTGGCTAAAGCACAATACTTAGCAATACTTGCAGACCAACAATCTATAAGCAATATATCAAGCAAAGGTGTAGTAGTTATAAACACAATGGATAACCACGCTGCATTTGATGTTGTTAGAAGAAAAGGTCAAGATTTATTAATAGGAGCACAGAAGAAAGTATTACCTAGAACACAACCAGTAGTTGGTAATGCTAGTAACCTAAAAGTAGTAGGTAATGATGTATTAGAAGCTGCAGGTATAAGAGCTATATTAGATAGAAAAGGTGGAACAGTAGAGATACTAAAACCATATACAAACCCTATTACTAACCAAAGAACATTTAGTGGCGATTATCAATCTATGTTAGACCTAGAAGATATTAAAAGCTCTACAACAAATAGAGTTATGTCATACGAAGACTTGCATGAAAGAGCTGTAGAGTATGCTATGGAAATACACTCTAGGGTTCTTTATAATCTAGTAGAACGAGGTTACTTCTCACAGGCATACAGAGTTGGTTTTGCATTCTTTGAAGCGTATCGTGAAGTTTTAGGTAGGTATATGAATTTAGCTGTAGCTAATCCTAAAGCTGCTGCACAGTTGCAACTTGCATACAGAAAAGGATTAGAAGAAAATTATATATACACTGATGACACAGGAGACCAGTATTTAATAGTTCCAGTGGGTGGTACACCATTTGAAGATTTAATTAAGTCAGAAGGTAGAGGCGTATTTACAGACGATATGGCAACTACTGATTCTAAAATAATTGCTAAAAGAATGTTTCCAATTAATGCGTTATTAGTTGGTGGTGGTGGTTTATTTCCACCATTAGGACCTGCTCTTGCTTTAGGTGTAGGTCCACTGTTAAATGATAAACCACAGCTTAGAAGAGTATTACAGAAAACAATATTTGGTGGATTCCCTATTGAGGCAGCAGAAGCAGAAAGTTACTTTAGTACAGAATTTATTGCTGCTATTGGTCGTACAACTATGCCATCAGTAGGTAAGAATATGTTACAAACTATTGCTACTAACTCAGGTACTTATGGTATGGATGAAGACGCATGGTTAAGTTCTATAAATACTGCATATCAAGTAGCAGGTTTAGTAAGACCAGATTTAGCAGATGACCCAGAAGAACTACAGGAAGTAGCTATGGTCTTAGCTACTAACTATTATCAGTTAAAAACATGGGATAGATTTGTAAATCCATTTGTACCAAGGCTTACAGTTATGTATGCAATAGAAGGTAATGAAGCATTGTTCTATGACTGGTATGGAAAAGAAGGTGAAGACTCAGGATTAGAATATAATAACTTTGTTGAATTAGCAGCTATACATGGATTCTATCAAGACCTTAGAGATGAATACACTATGTTGTTAGGTGCACAAGGTGAATACTACGCATTGTATGAAATGACTAAATTGTTTGGTTTAGACTCAAATAATCTATCAGAAGATTTTAGTGCAGCAGGATTACAAATTAAAGGTAAGAATATATCAGAGGGTGGTAGATTACCTAGAACAAGACCAGAGTATGATTTCATATTAGATAACCCAGAATTAGCTGATGAGTATGGACCAGTGTTAGTTTATTTTGCACAAGGATTAGATTCAGGTGCTACAGACATGGGAACTATGGACTACATAAAAAATCTTGGATTGTTTAGACCAAAGAATCCTAATGAGTTCTTTTATTCTGTACAAACATTCTTAGCTAGTGCAATAGAATCAGGTCAAAAAGATTATTGGGGTACAGTGATAGACAATAGCACATTAGAACCAGAAACAAGAAGGTTAAGAAGAGAAGCTAAATTTGCAGAGATAGATGCAAATATGAGAAAATTATTTCCTATGGCTTATGGTAGTTCTGCAGAGTTAAATAAAGTATTAGGTTTTGATTATGAAACTGGTGTAAAAAATGATGTTATGATTGACTACTTTACTAGAGCAGTTAATGACCCAAGGTTTGCAAATTTTGATATGACACCTACATTAAAGGTATATATTAAAGAAAGAGATATAGCTATATCTGCAGTAATGAAATCAGAAAAGAAAACAAGACAACAAGCTATAAACTTTATTATTAGAGGCGATAGTGATGGAGCACAGAGAGTTAGAGAACAGTTGTTTACAAAAGCACAAGAAATAGGAAGAAATAATCCATTATTTTTGGTAGTATTTAATGAAGTATTTAGTTACGAATTAACACGATTTGGAATAGAAGGATAGTATGTCTCATATATCAGGACACATAGAGGGCGTAAATGACGAAGAATATGGTATTATGCCACCAAGTAGTGTGCAATCACCAACAGGTAGTGTAGGTAATGTATCACCTACTACACAAGGAAATCCTACTGGAGAAACTCAAAATTCATCAGAACAACAATACTTAAATTTATTATCACCAGAGGAATCAGAAAAATATAAACCATTAGGTAATAACTTTTATGCACAGTATGAAGTAGAAACAGGTATAGATGATGCTACACAAGGACCTTTGTTTGACAAGATATTGGCAGAAGAGTTTTTAACATCAGACGAATATCAAGAAGCTAGAAGAAAATTATTTGGTTCAGGTCAAGCATGGAAGTATGTTTATCTACCTAGTGATATAGGTGCACAAGCTAGACAAATGTCTCCATTTATGATTACTCAAACTAAAGGACTACTAGCTGTTGCAGGATTAATAGATTTAAACAAGACTTATGGCTCAGAGATAGATGCAGAGTTTCTTAAAGGAATTAAATTAGCTATGGAGTTTTCTATGAACAATGGTGGTCAGATGTCATGGAATGCAGCAACTAAATTATTAGCAGGTGTATCTAAAAGTCAACAAGTAGTATCACAAGGTGTATATACATTTGATAATGAACAAATGGATGAGTTTGTAGATGAAATGCTAAATAAAGCTAAGACAAGAAAAGGCTCACCATTATCACAATATGAAAAACAATACATTAGAAATAAACTAGAGACAGGACCAGGTGAAGATTTTAGAACATCATTACAAGGATTAGGTCAAGGTTCAGAACCATCACTTACATGGCAGGGTAACGCATTACAAGGTCAAGCAGTATTTAACCCAGGTACAGGTGCAGAAGAACCAGATGTAGATATTCTTTCAGAAGGTGGACAAGAAGTGTTAGATGAAATATTTGAACCAAGAGAAGACCTACAAGCAGTAGCTAATCAAGAAGATGAAACATTTTATAGAATGAGTCAAAACTTAGCAGGGCTAAGAGCAGCAGAGAACACACCAGTTCCTAGAACAAATGTGAGAATATAATGGAAATGGAAGTATCACCTCCTGCAATAGAAATTATAAAAGAATACGAGACATTACAGTTAACAGCTTATCAAGATGGAAAATCTATATCTATTGGTTATGGACATAGTAATTTAAGTGGTGGCGAACAATTTGAATTAGGCGACACAATTACAGAAGAAAAAGCTAATGAATTGTTGTTAGAAGATTTAAAAGAAATTGAGAGAATTGTAAATCAAAGAATGAAAAATTACAATGTAACATTTACCCAAGGTCAATATGATGGCATGGTAGTGGGAACATTTAATAGACCAGAGCAATTAAAATCTAAAAGTTTATATGAGACAGTATCTAGTGGAGACGCAGATGCTATTACTGAAGTTTGGAACAACACTGTATCGGATGAAGATAAAGAAAATTATCCTGGTTTAGTTGATAGACAAGCAGCAGAACTAAGTTTGATAAATAAAACAGAAGCCTCAACAGATACTACAGCTACTATGGAAGAAGAACCAAATCCAGATTACGAATCACCACAGGAAATAGTACCAGGATTTGACCCAAGTCAACCAACTGATGCAGAAAGAGTTAGAACACCTCGTTTAAACCCATCACAAATGATGGACTACACATCACAAGTACCTTTAGCTGCACAGAATAAAGCGTATGGTAGAGTCAGACAAATGTTAGAAGCACAAGTAAATGCACAAAAGAAATCTGCAGGTCACGCACCATTAGTGCCTGGAGTAGGACCACAGGTTGGTATAAGTTTTAAAAAAGCATTAGAAGAAGCAATGAAATTGTTAGGTAGATAATGGCAGAACCAGAAAATAAACGCTACAAAACATTTTGGGATTACAACGCTGAAAGAAATATTGAAACTGCCAGGAAAGAAGCAGAGTCTTTCATCAAAGAAATGAGCAAACTGTTTAAACAAAATGGCTAAATATAATACAATTCAAGATGTGCTTGAAGCAAAAGACGCTTTATTAAATAAATTGCTTGCACCTGCTATAGATGCAGCAGAGGGTTTTACTGTAATGCAAACTCTTAGAAAAAATGCTTTACAAACATTTATGAAATCGTCTTTATCACATGGAAGTTTAGAATTAAAAATACAAAAAGAAACTTTAACTAATTTAATACTGGGTCTTAATGGTGATAAAGATAAACTTGTTGAAATGTTAAATAAGTATGTGTCTGATTCTATTGATTTATACTACGACATAATGAACAACAGTGGTCAAGACTTACCTAAGAGCACTCTTGATGCTTTGTTTACAGAGGAATTTCATCCTGACTTGCATAAAGTATTTGATGTAGAAAGAAAAATGTATTCAGGTGATGGAGAACCGAAAATCAGAAAAGCTCTATCTGTTACACCTTTAGATATGGCAGAGGCAGGTCTTATTCCTGCTGAACGAGACATATTTAGTTTAATGCAACAAATAATGAAAAATGAAATAACATTATCAATAAGACATGTAATGCCAGAAGGTTTTGAAATGAGAACATTGATAGACAACATTCCAGAATTACATGCAGAGATGGGTAGATTAAGAGATATGGGGGTTATAACTACAAAACAACTAGATGATTTATTTACACTAAAAATTGATAGCATGTTTGTCAATATGGATACATCAGTAAACATTACTAGTTGGAAAGAATATGGAGAAGCTCTTGAATACATAAGAGAAGAATTTAAAACAAGAACAAAAGACTTTGTATTTGGTTTAAATAATAACAACAGATTTTATAGTGATATTAAGACTAAATCTGGTGATAAGTATTTTGCTTTAATTGGATATGGTTCTTATGAACAATCTATGTTTAATAAATTGAATCGTAAGATAGATGATTTTGTAAGAAATGTAAGAAAAGAGTTAAGAGATATTCATTATGAAGAAATGGTCACCAACAAAATAGAAGAAGCAGGATTTCTTTCTGAATCGGAAATGCTTGATTTCGCAGGAGGGCAAGATTATGGACAGTATGATGGACCACTAACGCATGAAGAAGTAAATGCTAAGTACAACAAAATTTTACAAGAGTATGGCGATTTTATAGAAGGAGAAATGACTGAAAAACTTGGATATTTAATAGATTACGATTTAGTTAGATATGGTAATCATGGTGTATTCCCTACAAATATTGAAATTGCTACAACAATAGACGACCCAGAGTTAGTAGAATTTGTTGAAGATTTAGAACCATCATCAAAAACAGTAGCTGATATACAAACAGAAAATCAAAAAATATTTGATGCAGGTGCAGACTTACCTATTGATGAGAATGTACTTAAACAACAAATAGGTGGTAGACAACTAGGTTTTGGTCAAGATGAATTAAGCATTATTGAAGGAACAGCATTTAAAGAAATTATGGATGAAATGGATGCTAAGGGTATACATTATTCTGATGTAGATATATATAGCTACATACCAGAAAATAAAAGATTAACACCTTATTTAATATTTAAAGAAGGTGTTAGAAATGAATACTTTACAGATGAATTTGTAGAGTATCTAGCTAAAGTATCAGCAAGAGGAGCATTTAAAAATAATCCTAATTTAGACTTTAACCCTACAAGCAGAATACATGAATATGCTTTACAAGGTTCTTTTGGAAATGGAACTGAAACTTTTCAGGAGATGTTGTTTGATATTATATTAGACAAAAATAATCCAAGAGGAGGAATGTTAGCTAAGGAATTAGAAATATTATTTGTAAATGGAATATTTCCTGGTGGAAGTTATAAAGCAAATGTAGAAGAAAGCAACAGAAGATTTTGGGCAGATAGAGGCATGGACACAGATGGCAAGTGGTTGCCAGAAGTACAAAAACTAATAGATGAAGGGGTAGCGTTTGATGAAATAGTAAAAAATTTAGAGGGAGAAAAATTACAAGATTCTCTTGATGCAACAGGAGAAAGTACAGCTACTACACAAGCACCAGAGAATGTTAATGTAGATGAGTTAGTAGAAGTTAGACTACAGGTAACAGACCCTGCAGGGTTACATGCAAGACCTACAGGTGCATTGCAAAGCTTTCTTGATAAAAATGATTTACTAGACAAAACATACATTAGAGATATAAAAGGCAACATTGTTCCATATAGTTTTATGAAAGTTATGATGTTAGGTTTACCTGCAAATGCTGAATTTTCAATTTACTTTACAAAAGGTACAGACACAAAACCATTTGAAGATTTTGCAGTAGAAAATGGTATAGGTGATGTAGCAGATAGCAGAGGTGGCAGTTTAAGAACAGGGTCAGATTTTGTATCTAATCACAGTACAAGAGTTAGAGATGTAGCTACAAACTATCATACAATTATGGGATTAGATGCTCCAGAATTTAAACCTGCTGCAGTATTTAGTGAAATGTTAGGACAAGTAGCAGCTCAAATATATGATGAGTTACCTGTATTTGATGAAGCAGCATTGCCATATTATAAAAAATTTATAGATGAAACAAACATACAATATCAATTATTACTGGATGCAGGAATAGAATTTGAGCTTGTTGACTATGACCCATACACACCTAATCGTGCAGGACATAATCAAATGATTACTGATATGGAAAATGGAAGATTAAAAATATTATCTACTGAAGCAGGGTTTGGTTCTGGTGTACGAGTAGATGGTAGAAATCCTATGTTAGCTCAGTCAAGATACACAGATGTTAATGGTAGAGTAATGCTAGAGAATGATGTCTTTAGAGCTGTACATGACACTTTTGGACATGGTATGAGAGGTAATACCTTTGGTCCAATAGGTGAGTACAACGCATGGTTAGCTCATAAAGAGATGTATTCAAGAGATGCTCAAAGAGCTATGACTACAGAAACATTTGGACAAAATACTTATGTTAATTATGGTCCACACATGCAAGACGCAAATGGAAACATGATACCAGAGGGAGACCCTAATTATGTAAGACCTCAAGACAGACCTTTTGCTGACCAAAAAACAGGTATTGTTCCAGAAGAATTAATAGATGCTGCAGGTACAGTAGTTGAGGATGCTGCAGACCTTGTAGATAATGAATCTATGAAGAAGGTAACTGATTTAGTAAATAAAAATCCAGGTGTTGCAAAGCAGTTATATCACAATGCTAAAAAAATAGTAGGTAAAGCATTTAATTTTGGCACAGGTGTACTAGACCCAGGTGATGTAGTTATATCACAAGGACTTATGAGAATGTTACCAAGATTAGGTTTAGGTGCAATAGCAGCTCCTGCATTGTATGCTTATGTGTTTTATGAATTGTCAGTATTAGCTATTGATGCAGCACAAGCATTACAAAAAGCATCAGAAAAACAAGGTATTGAAAGTGGACCTGAGTATGTTCCATCTTTTATGGGTGGTAAAACAATAGAAGGAAATGAACCAGTGTATCAAGATGTTGATTGGAAACAATTAGGTAAAGATACATGGTCAGAATTTGGTGATATATCTGATACATACTCATTGTCATGGAAAATTAGTGAACCTATAATAAATAAAGCGTTTGAAAGTTATGGTAAACTTAACAATACATTAAACACAGCAGCACCTTATAGCTACTATGGTACAGCACCTTATAGCTACTATGGTACAAGTATGGAGAATAAATAATGGCGTTAACACCTGTAGAAGAAAGACAATTACTATATGATTTAGTTAGTGGTCGTATTTCTAAAGTAGAATATGATGAAATAAGGGCTATGCAGAGCTTTAGAGATGCAAGAGTTAAGTCTGGTTTTACACCTCCTGCATTAACAGAATCAGAAAAAAAATTATTTCAAAGAGCTAACTCTGGTAGAAATACAACAGTAACTCCTGTTACATCAGCAGAACAAGTTATACCACCACAAAGTGAATTTGGACCTTCTATACCTATAAACCCAGAAACAGGATTTCCATACGAAGGTAGTGAAATGGGAGTAGGTGAAGGAAAAGCATTTGAACCATACATTGACACACTTGATGATATGGGTGAACAAGAAAGAAAAATGTTTGAAGAAGCACTTGAAAACCAAAACAACCAAGGTAGTGGTAGTGGTGGACCTAAACCAGACAGATATAATTTATTAGGACAAGTAGGACCAGAAGGTGAAACAAATCCAGATGCACCAGAAGCAGGTCCATATATATATCTTCAAGGACCAGGATTTGGAAACAACTTAGGATTAGATGCACAAGGAAATCCAATAACAGTAGCACCAGGAACTGGTGGTGGTGGTGGAGGTAGTGGTTCAGGAACTGGTGGTGGTGGAGAAGACAGTGCATCAGGAACAGAAAGTTTTGTTGACAGTCAGATATGGGAATACAATGGCGAAAAACATGTAGTATGGCAGATACCAGGAACAATGATGTTTATGAGGTATCTAGCTACTGATGAAGAATTAGACCAGTTATATAGTGGTAGGCAAAGACCAAATACTATATCAGCATCAGATACAATGTGGACTAGCTCAGTATATTTTGGAAAAGTTTTTGAATTAAATGATGATGTTATAACAAAGGGTAGTTCACCATTTTTTGGATTTGTAGATAATTTTGAAAAAGCAACAAAAGGAAGACCATGGTTACAAGATGATGATGAAATGTTTGCTTTATGGGTAGAAGGATATGTAGAAGACAGAACAATAGGTCAAGGCGAATGGGCAGAAACATCATGGTTCAACAATGCTACAAAAGAAGAAAGAGACTGGCTAATACTATCAAAAGGTAGAGGTATAGGAGATGCAGACTTTCCTGCAGATGCAGCTAGAAAACTAGAACAAGATAGAATTTACTGGACAAAAGCTATGCAAGATGCAGGTATATCTAATGCAGAAACTATACGAGGAGCTAATGGTGAAACATTTGCTGATTGGTTTGCAGAACAAGTTACATTTGGAAACTTTGATGTAACTAAAGCAAATGAACAAATAAAAGGATTGTCAGATTCTACATCTGGTGTACGAGTAGAAGACTCTGTACAAAACTGGTTAGAAGGAAAAGGTGAAGTCGACCAAACTAGAAGAGGTTACGCATCTGCTAGAAATCTAGCACTTAGATGGTTAGGACCTGTGTATGGTAGTTTAGATGATGAGACACTAGCTAGGTATGCAGGAATAATTAGAAATGCAGAAAATCCAGATGTGGGTGCTGAGTTACTACAAGAAGAATTAAAAGCACAAAGAAAAGTATTGTTTAGTTCTGATTTATATGATGAAAACTTAACATACGAACAGATAGCAGCACCATGGTTAAACTACAGCACAAGAGTTTTAGGTGAGAGAATAGATGAGAAATCAGAACACTGGTTAAATATACTACTAAAGAATGACCAAGTAGAAGCAGATAAAGAGATAACAGCTTATGGTTTAAATAACAACATAGGAAAAGTAGTAGATGATTTATCAGATGAAGTAGCATTATCAGTAGGCGTATCAGAGAGTGGTGTGCAGAGAGGGTTTAGTACATAATGGCTAGATTATCAGCAGCAGGTTTAGAAAACTTTAAGAAAGCAACTAAAGAAAAGTTTGGTAATTTATTACCTGATGAACTGTTAGATGTATATGTAGTTGCGTACATGGATAGTGGTAATGACCAAAACCAAGCTGTTACTGCTATGAGAAAATCTAATGTATATGCAAAATACTATCCTGGTAATTTAAACCCAGATGGAGTAACTACTAAATACAATGAAGCAGAATACTCACAACTTATGGATGGTTATAAAAGAAAGTTAGAAGCAGTAGGAGTTAATCCAAATGTTGTACTAACTGATGAAAGAAAAAAACAATTAGTAGAAAATATTATTTCACCAGATGCTTTTGGTAATAGAATAAATCAAGTGTATAGCCAAGTAATTACTGGTGTACCTGCAGTAAAAGAATTTTATATGAAAAATTTTGGTAGAGAATTAACAGATGCAGAAGTTATTGTAAGTGCTATTGACCCTAGTGTAGGAGAACAAATTATAAATGGCACAGTGTCTGCTGCAGAAGTAGTATCACAAAATGTAATTAGAGCACAAATAGGTGGTGGAGCATTACTGTCTGGTGTAGAAATATCATTAGATGCAGCAGAACAATTAAGACAACAAGGTCTTGACCCTACTAAAGCAAGAGCTGCATTTAATATTGTACAGAATGTACAACGAGCAGCAGCATCACAAGGAAGAAATGTACCTAACGCACAAGACATTGTTGAAGGAACACAACTAGGTAGTGAAGAAGACTTTAAATTAGTACAAAATATATTATCACAACAAGCATCACAAAGTTCTGCAGCAGGTGGTGCAAGACAAACTCAACAAGGACAAGTTCAAGGTCTTATAGAACAATAGTTGTTTAAACAACTTGCATCCTTTTTAAATATGATATAATAAACTCAAGCCCTGTAGATAGGTCTGGGGGTTAAACTTGACCTTCGTTTTGTATTCGGTCTTGATGCCTACTTACAAGACCTGTCAAATAAAAATAAGTAGTGTAAAAAAAATAGGCAGAGATAACTCGTACATCTCTTGTAAAAAAAAGTATGAAGTAAGGACAATAGAATAATGGCAGAAGAGCAAATAAACTCAGACACTAGCGATAAAAACTGGAAAGAGATGAGAGAAAAACTCGAAACTTATGAAGGTGTAATCGCAGAATTTGAAGCAAAAGAAAGACAAAGCGTGTTTAAACAAGCAGGTCTTGACCCTTCAAAAGGTGTAGGAAAAGCAGTTGACATGATGTTTGAAGGTGACTTAACAGTCGAAAACCTTAAGCAATATGCGACAGAAGAATTTGGAGTAGAATTTGGGCAACAAGACAGAATACAAGATAATGTTAAACAGAGTCAGGTAGAACAAAGTCAAAATCGCCTAGAGAATATACAACAAAGTTCTGTAGCAGACCTTTATGATGAAGATGTCGTAGGGCAGATTCGTCAGGTTGAGCAAAAGGGAACAGTCAGACAATCTATAACTGCAAAACTCAATGCTATGGAAGTAGATAGCGACTAAAAAGTTTAAATCTTCTTCCAAAAAAAAAGTATTAACTAAAAATAATTTATAGGAGAAGATAAAAATGGCAGACATATCGTTAACTAATAACACGATTTATGCACAAAACATTAATAACTTTACTGGTGAATTGTTTAAAGTTGGTGGTCAAAGAACTCCATTGCTTTCAGCAGTTGGTGGTTTGAATGGTGGTAAAGTATTAAACTCTACATATTGGCAAGTCCAAGTAGAAGATAATGCAACAGTTTCTTCTGAACCTACTAAAGGTCAAGAAGGTGCTGCACCTACAGAATATCTCGGAAGAGACAGAGCTGCATACACCTATGTAACTCAGATTTTCCATAAAGGTGTTCAAATGACATACACAGCTTTAGCTTCAACAGGCAACCAAAATCCATTTACTTTATCTGCAGCTATTACAAATCAATCTGATGGTGATGGAACA